TACAAATAATCTCTTATCTGCTGTATTAAGAGCAATTTCACCTGCAACTAGATCACTAGTTGTTGGTGCCGATGACGCTGTTTCCGATTTCTTTATTTTAATTACCGTTGCCATTGTTTTGTTTCCTTAGTTTATGATCCTGTATTCTCGAACTTGGGATCAGGGATTAATGGCAAAGGGCCATCAACTTTTCGATTGTAACCTTTAGGTCTAGGTGCCCTCACCATTGGTGTTTTGGGTTCCTGTACCTCAGGTTCTACAGGTGTCTCAACAATAGGTTCTGGAATAGACTCTGGCTCAGGTTGAGAGTAAGTACTCTGTTCCTGAGGCAAAGGCTGAGGCTCCGTTGGAACCTCTGCCTGTCTTTCTTTAACTAGTTGTTCTTCCTGCAATCTTATCTGTTCTCTTTTCTCGAAAATACCGAGTCTTGTTTTTAATAAAATATTCTCTTGGTTCAGAGTATTAATCTGATTTGCCAAGTTATTAATATATTCATTTAATAATTGTTCGTCCATTTCAATTTATTCCTATTTTATAATGTTAGTATGAACCACCGTCAACATTACCAAACTCTGGTGTACCACCAGCGCCTGCTTGTAATATTTGACCTTGTGTTCCTGCTGCTGTAACTTGTAAAACACCTGTTCCATTACCAAACAAAATACCTTTGCTTGTGAATGAGCCAACACCAGTACCACCATCTGCTACTACTAAATCAGTGATACCAGTAATAGTACCGCCTGTGATAGTTGCTGAGGATGATTCTAAGTTTGCTACTAAAGTGCCAACTGTATAGCCAGTACCTGAGGTATTAACTGTTGTAGTTGGTGCTTCTTGTAGGTCTTTAAATAGTTTCCATTTTCCAGAGTCATTAGCGTCTCTGAAAATACCACCGTATATATCTTGTGATCCACTAGTGTCAAACAAACCATACAGACCAATGTCAACGACATCAGATGTATTGTTGCCTGTAGCTAATGAGATCAATGGATCTGCTACGGATAATGTTGTGGAATCTACAGTTGTAGTTGTTCCTGATACTGTAAGGTTACCTGAAACTGTAGCGTTTCCGCCAATAGTAACATCGTCTGGTAATCCAATAGTAATCGTGTTGTCTGAAACTGTTGTTTCAATTTCGTTTGCTGTACCCACAAAGTTAAGTGTGTCAGTACCTACTGTTACAACATCATCAGAACCACTATCGGCTCCAATTGTTAATGCTGAACTTGTAGCTGCTGTTGATACTGCTGTTAATCTTCCTTGAGCATCAACTGTGATAACAGGAATAGTACTTGCTGAACCATATGATCCTGCTGATACCGCTGTGTTATCCAGTGTTGTGGTAACTGTGTTACCTGATACTGCTGTTGTAAGACCTGTTCCACCTGCAAGGGTGAATGTTTCTGCATCTGTAATTGCTCCTGTACCAGAGTCACCGGCAATGCCGACGTCTGTCATGTGTGCCTGAGCATCTACATAGGCTTTAACTGATTGTTGAGTTGGGATAAGTGTAGCACTATCAGATGCCATGTTATCTTCGTCAACAAATGCTGTGGCTGTAATTGTGCCATCAGTAAGTGATCCAAAAGTAACTAGACCCGTCATGTTAGCTGTTGCGCCTGCAATGCTACCTGTTACGTCTCCAGTTAAATCTGCGGTTACTGTGCCTGCTGCAATGTTACCTGAGCCATCTCTTTTAACAAGCGTTGATGCTGTATTAGCATTCGTCGCTGCGTCAACTAGATCTGTGTAGTACTTACCACCAATTGCTTGGATAGCTTCGTTACCACCTGAATCTATAGATGAAACATATAGTTTCGCTGCTGCACCTGAACCGGATCTATCTTCAGCATAAGCCAATTCACCTTCTACTAAGTCCGAAGCTGCTGGAGCTGCTGATCCTGTAGATCTTTTAATTTGAATTGTTGTTGCCATTTATTTTCTCCTAGTTAAATGTCTTTTTTAAATAATATAATATAAAGCTTTATAATATAATTAAAAAGTTCCACCATCAATACTGGTAATTGAAGCCGCAACGTCTGAAGCTGGTGCTGCCAACCAATTACCCGATGTACCATCATATACTAGAGTGTAACCATTTTGTTTAGCTGAAGTATCTACTCCAGATAAATTTTCGATAGTAGTAGCTGTCGCTATGGCTGATCCGGAAGTTGTAGATGTTACTACCCTTGTTGAACCAGTACTTACTGATACACTAATGGGATTTGCTGTAGCGTTTACATTAACTGCCATTGTTCCTCCTTAAGCTCTTGTAACATTTGGTGTTACAGTTACTATACCCTCTAAAACTCTTAATGTTTCCGATGAAGAAGCTATTTCTATATCGTAAACATATCTTCCACTTTTAAGTGCTGCTGTTTCAGCTGCTGTTAGTGAAATTGTAACCTGGCCTGTTGCATCTACTTTTGCAGTAGTAAAATCTGTTTTAGTAGCTGCGTCGTATGACTTCCTTATTTGAGAAGTTACAGTATAATTAGTTAAGTCTTTGGCACTTGCGTCGTCGTTTGTGAGATTTAACTCCAAACTAAACGTCGTACCTTGATCTATTACTATATTTGAAATGCTGGCCATCTACA